GTCCTTAGGGGCTGCTTTTTCTTATGCTCAAAACAACACGAATGATAGGTGGTGAGAGGCATGGCCAGAGCGCCGGACAAAAGAATAGAGCAGGCAAAAGAAATGTACCTGCAGGGGCAGAAATTGGTTGAGATTGCAAGTCAACTGAATCTGCCTGAGGGCACTGTCCGGAGATGGAAGTGCACTCACAAATGGGATAACGAACGTTCGGATAAAAAAAGCGAACGTTCGCATAGAAAAAAGAAGGGCGGGCAGCCCGAGAATAAGAATGCTGTTGGAAATGATGGAGGAGCACCGGAACAAAATAAAAACGCTGAAAAGTATGGCTTCTTCAGCAAGTATCTTCCTGACGAGACCAGGGAGATTTTTTCTGCCATTGAGCAGGCTGATCCGCTTGATTTGCTCTGGCATCAGATCCAGATTGCCTATGCTGCCATTATCCGAGCACAGCGGATTGCCTATGTGCGAGATCAACAGGACAAAACGGTTGAAAGGATAGAAACCAAAGCAGGCAATGTGATTGGTGAGAAATGGGAAGTACAGCAGGCATGGGATAAGCAAAACGAGTTCATGAAAGCACAGGCCCGAGCTCAGAGCGAGCTTCGCAGCTTAATCAAGCAGTATGATGAGATGATGCACAAAGACTGGGGCATGGCATCTGAGGAGCAGCGAAGTCGCATTGCACAGATCAAGGCTCAGACGGATAAGCTGACTGGAAACAATCAGGAGATCGAGGATATGAGCGAATCGGAGGCGGAGATTTATGGCGTATACGAAGAAACAGACGCTTAAATATGTGTTTTCTGAGAAACACAAGGAGTATATTCGCAGCTGTGTCTCCTGCGAGTTCAATGTGGCAGAGGGTGCTGTTCGAGCTGGAAAGACCGTTGATAATGTATATGCTTTTGCACATGAGCTAAAGACCGCGCCAGATCGCATTCATCTGGCAACTGGCTCTACGGTCGGAAACGCAAAGCTTAACATCGGTGACTGTAACGGCCTTGGTTTGGAGAACATCTTCCGGGGGCAATGCCACTGGGGAAAGTACAAAAACAACGAAGCTTTGTACATCAAAGGTCCGTCAACCAGATTTCAGCAGAAGATTATTATCTTTGCCGGAGCTTCTAAGGCGGACAGCTTCAAAAAGATCCGAGGCAATTCATATGGCATGTGGATTGCAACTGAGATCAACCTGCATCACGACAGCACGATCAAAGAGGCATTAAACCGTCAGTTGGCGGCAAAGCACTTGCGTGTGTTCTGGGATCTGAATCCGGACAATCCAAATGCAACCATATACACGAAGTACATAGACAAGTACAAGAAGCAGGCAGAGGAAGATAAGTTTCCAGGCGGCTATAATTATATGCACTGCACACTGTACGACAATATGACCATCAGCGACGAGCGAAAACGCAAGATTGAGGCTCAATATGACCCGAACAGCATTTGGTATATGCGCGATATCAAGGGAATGCGTGTAGTTGCCAGTGGTCTAATTTACAGACGTTTTGCAGATGATACCAGTACAAAGCAATTTGTATTTTGCTTGGATAAAAAGCCAACAGATCTGATGGAGATCATCTTGGGCATTGACTTTGGTGGTTCCGGCTCTGGTCATGCATTCACAGCGACTGCGATCACGAGAGGATATAGTGCGGTTATTGCACTGGCATCGGAGCGGATTGCTTGTAAAGATGAGCAGGGCAACCAGATCGAGATCGATCCGGAGCAACTGGGTACAATGTTCTGCAACTTTTGCCGGAAGATCATCAGCCGATACGGATATATCACAACCGTGTATGCCGACAGTGCAGAGCAGACATTGATTGCAGGAATCCGAAGCAGTTTAAGGCGAAACGGCCTGGGCTGGATCCGTGTAGAGAATGCCTTAAAAACAGAAATAAACGACCGAATTAACGCTCTTGTCATGCTGATGGCACAGGGGCGTTTTTTCTATGTCGGAAAGGAGTGCGCAAGCCTGGTCACGGCACTGTGTACGGCAGTGTGGGATCCGAATGAGATCACGAAGAATGTCCGGTTGGATGATGGTACAAGTGATATTGACAGTTTGGATAGCTTTGAGTATACGTTTGAGCGAAGCATTAGTATGTTGATCAGGTGCAGTTAAAAAGATGAGATATGCGACAATGTATGAAGCCATCCAGAAAATTCTGGATAAAGAGGAGCAGATTGACTATGTGATCAGCGGAGAGTTTGCGCGGAGGATAGAGCTATGGAGCAACATGTACAAGGATAAAGCACCATGGCTAAGCCCAACGGTTCAGTCTCTATGCCTTCCTGCATCGGTGGCTGGAGAAGTTGCCAGACTTACGACACTGGAACTTCAGAGCCACATAAGCGGAAGTTCAAGAGCCACATATCTGGATAAATTCTATCAGAGAGTGTGCGAAAAGCTCCGGATCCAGACCGAGTATGCATTTGCGAAGGGCGGCATGATCTTTAAACCATATCCAACAGCAAAAGGAATTGCGATTCAGTATATTCAGGCGGATTCGTTCTTCCCATTGGAATACGATTCGGAACAGATCACACGCTGCGCCTTTCTGGATCAGTTTCGAAAAGGGCAGGAGATCTACAGCCGAATTGAGTTGCATCATATTGATGGCGAGGAGATGAGTATTCGCAATCGAGTATTTGTTTCAAGGACAGATGGTGTGCTTGGAACAGAGGTACCGATTCAAAGCGTTTCGAAGTGGGCGCAGCTGGCAGAGGAGATTCGCTTTGAAGGGGTTGATAAGCTGCCATTCGGATACTTTAAAGTACCACTTGGGAATAACAAGAATTCAGATAGCCCGCTTGGTGTTTCTGTCTTTTCAAGAGCAGATGATTTGATTCGTGAGGCAGATGAGCGTTATTCTCAAATCAACTGGGAGTACAAAGGAAAAGAAGCAGCTGTTCATATAGCACAGAGCTTATTAAAGTATCGGGCAGAAACAGACAGCTGGGAGTATCCGGCAGGAATGCAACGATTGTATCGAACGGTGGAGTACAATTCTGGGGCAATAGACAAGCCTTTTATGGAGACGTATTCACCGCCGATCCGAGACGAATCATTCTTCAATGGATTAAACAACCAGCTGCGCAAGATTGAGTTTAACTGTAATTTGGCCTATGGAACACTTTCAGACCCGAATAACACGGACAAGACGGCAGAGGAGATCAGAGCCAGCAAGCAGAGGTCTTATTCATTTGTCAGTGATTGTCAGACGGCTCTACAGAACGCGCTGGAAGATTTGGTAGACGCTATGTGCTTCTGGTGTGATGTGTATGGTTTGGCACCGTCAGGCTCCTGCAATACATCATTTTCTTGGGATGACAGCATCGTTGTGGATGCAGATAAGGAGCGAGATCAAGATCGTCAGGATGTGGCAATGGGAGCTATGCAGTTGTGGGAATACCGTATGAAGTGGTATGGAGAAACAGAAGAACAAGCAAAAGCAGCTGTTCAACAGCCGGCAGAGGTGATTGAATGACGCAGGGTGAGCTTGAGCAGATTCCGCAGCCATTTGTAGAGCTGATGTCAGAGCTGGAAATGCGTATCATGAAGGACATTATCGAGCGCATCAAGGCGAATGGTTTCTTACCTGCATCTACCGATTGGGAGATCTCCAGACTGCAGCAATTAGGTGAGTCAGAGGAGCAGATCCGAAAATGGATTAAGGAGATGCTTGAGAAGACAGATGACGAGGTGGACAAGATCTTCTCGGATGACGTATACCGAGAGTATTACGGGCACGATCGAGAGTATCAGGTGTCTGGCTTTGAGCAGATTCCTCTTGAGCAAAATGTCCAGCTGCTGCAAGTGATTGAGGCATCCAAGCGTCAAACAAAAGATACGTTCCGAAATCTCACAGCCTCGACAGGCTTTGCAATCCGTGATCCTGTAACGAAAAATATTGTGTATTCGCCTACGATGAAGTTCTACCAGCAGACATTAGATGCAGCCATAATGGACATTAAGTCAGGTGCATTCTCTTACAACACAGTGCTTCAACGCACAATCAACACGATGACTACATCAGGACTCAGATGGATTGATTATGACTCAGGTTGGCACAATCGAGTGGATGTGGCAGCCAGAAGGGCAGTCATGACCGGTTTTAGGCAGGTGCAGGGGAAAATTAACGAACAGATAGCAGAGGAACTTAAAACGGACACATACGAGGTTACATACCATGTCGGAGCACGTCCAACGCATCAGCCGTGGCAAGGTCGAGTCTGGACGATGCAGCAATTGATTGATGTATGTGGGCTGGGAACTGTTACCGGACTACATGGGGCCAACTGCTATCACGATTACAAACCGTTTATTCCTGGCGTATCCGTTCGTACCTACACGGATGAGCAGCTTGACCAGATGATCGCAGAGGAGAACACTCCGAAAGAGTATCTGGGCAAGAAGTACACCACGTACGAGGCACTTAAAGCGCAGCGAAGAATGGAAACTCGGATGCGAAAGACCCGTCAAGATATTCGTCTGATGCAGGATGGTGGCGCGGATCCGAACGACATTGTACTGAAAAAAGCTAAATATCAAGGTCAGATGCAGACCTACAAGGCATTTTCAGAAGCAATGGAGCTTCCGGAGCAGATGGAGCGAGTATATCAGGATGGATTACGTGGCAGGTTTACGCCAACTAAGGCAGAACTAAAGAAAACAATGCCAACAACATTGAAAAATGCGGCTGGACACGATATAATTGAAGTTGAAAAGACCACTTTGACAGGAAAGCCGAATAGTATTACTCAGCTGACTGGCAAGAAAGGTGGAATCGACAGAAATTATTACGATGAAAATGGAAAGCAGTTCAAGCAGATCAGCAACAATAATCATGGAAATGCAAAAATGCATCCATATGGTAAAAATGGAGAACATGCACATGATTATAAGTATGATGTGAACGGAAAGCTTATTGGAAGGCCAACTAGGGAGCTGACGGAAAATGAAAGAAAGGAGAATGCAGATATATTATGACAGTAAAAAGACTTCGAGATCGAATTGGAAGTTTATGCACACACGTCCTTTTTGATTATAATGGAAAAGCATGTGGAGTAGATCCGTTTGATGCTGGTCATTTCGATATGTGGTGCGGAGAGGATTTCATGGAGGCGCACAGCATTGAGGAAGTAATGCAGGAACCTTTCTTTGAGGGAAAAGCATTGCAGGATATCATTGATCAGATTGAGAATGTAGAGGGTATGTAAGATTGAATATTGATTAATACCACCAGTCGAGAGGCCGGTGGTATTTTGCATCCAATTTTAAGAAAGGGAGGATAACACTAATGGTTATTACGGGAATAGATCACTTTGCGAGCGTCTGCGAAACTAAGCTTGTTGAGTGGTATCACGAGCATAAGCCGTCAATAAATATTGCCAGACACAACGTAGTTATTGTCTGGAGCAGTAAGGTATTGCAGAATTATAAATGCCTTGTAGCTACAACGGTGCTTGATGATGGAGTGTATGCAGAGTATACATATAATGGTGACAAAGAGGAACTATATGAAGATGTTTATGAGAAGGTGACTAACACCTGCTATAAGGAGGAGTAAGCAAGTGAAAGCAATGTTATCACAGCCCATGGCGGGCAAAAGCGAGGAAGAGATTAAGGCTGCCGACTTGAGCATGATGCGGCAGTTGCGTATGGGCTTGACGTGATTTACGAGGAGTAATTTGCGCCAGCACAAATCAATGAGGAAAACCGTTAACAAGCACGCAGCAATGCGTGTTATTTTTATGCTTTTTTCGCCGCCGGACAGGCGTTAAACAGCCGAAGACTTCGCGGCTCACACGCGTAAAAACAGGAGTAGAAGAAAGGACAGAAACATGAGAAGAGAAGATTTAACAGCAAAGGGACTGACAGCAGAGCAGGTCGATTACGTCATGGCTGAGTATGGTAAGGAATTGAATCCGCTTAAGGCGGAAAGAGATTCTTATAAGACTCAGCTGGATACCGCTCAGACATCCTTAAAGGCAATGGAAGGTATTGATGCAGCTGGTCTTCAGACGAAGATTACAGAGTTGAAAGATCAGCTGAAGGGAAAGGATACAGAGATTGCTCAGATTCGTTCCGACTATGCATTTGATTCTGCGATTAACGAGGCAATCAGAAAAGCATCAGGACGCAATGAGAAGGCAATCCGAGCATTACTTGATCTGGATACTCTAAAGGCATCCAAGAATCAGGAGCAGGATATCACAGCAGCACTGGATACCCTAAAGAAAGACAATGATTATTTGTTCCAGGCTGAAAAGAAAACACCGCATGTGGTTTCAGTAACCTCTGGCATTAATCCAGAGGCACAGACAAAGAGAGAGCAGGCAAACGAAGCACTGAGATCCCTGCTCGGAAAAGGAGAATAAAGAATGGCAGTAAATATCACAAACAGAGCCGACGCGGAGGCAATTATCCGCGAACAGGTTGCATCCAATATTTTTCAGGATGCACCAAAGCATTCCGTGTTCCTTAGTATGGCAAAAAAGCTTCCCAAAATGACATCCAATCAGACAAGAATGCGCGTTTTGGACTTTTTGCCAACCGCATATTGGGTGAATGGTGACACCGGAATGAAGCAGACAACCCGTCAGGCATGGGATAATGTCTTTATTAACGCAGGAGAGTTGGCCGTAATCGTTCCGATCTCTGATGCTGTACTTTCTGATGCGGAGTTTGATATCTTCGGTGAAGTTACTCCGCGTGTCATGGAGGCAATCGGCCAGAAGGTAGATGCAGCCGTTATTTTTGGCGATAACCGTCCGGCAGAGTGGGGATTAGATATCATTTCCAGAGCACGTCAGGCAGGAAACAATGTATCTCCGACAACCGGAAAAGATTATTATGATCTGATTTTGGGAGAGAATGGTGTTTTTTCAAAGGTCGAGGATGACGGATACGGTGTAACTGGTGCACTAGCACCAATGAACTTTAAGTCTAAGCTGCGTGGTCTTCGTGATAAAACTGGACAGCCGATCTTCAAGAGCAACATGCAGGATGTGGCAAGATATTCACTGGACGGAGCAGCGATTACTTTTCCTGAGAATGGAGCATTTTATGCCAACATTGCGCAGCTGGTTGTTGGCGACTTTAGTCAGGCAGTATATGCAATTCGTCAGGATATTACAGTAAAGATTCTGGATCAGGGCGTTATTCAGGATCCAGACACGAAAGAGATCATCTATAATCTGGCACAGCAGGATATGACTGCACTGCGTATTGTATTCCGCATGGGCTGGGCGCTTCCAAATCCGGCAACTCGCTTAAATGAGGATCGTACCGGTTGTACATTTGCTTATCTGGAGCCGGGAACACCGACACCAACTCAGAAAGTTACATTCACAGTAACCGATGGAGCTGCAGAAAGCCCAAAGCCGCGTAAGGGAGCACGTATCAATGTAGAGGGCGCGATCCTCACAACCGATGAGAATGGCAAGGCCGAGTTCAATCTGCGTTCAGGAACCTATACAGCGAAGATCTCCCTGAAGGGATGCGTATCGGTAACAGAAACTGTTATTGTAGAAAAAGCTGCTGTTAATAAGACAATCACACTTGCAACACAGTCCTGATCAGGAGGCGATTATGTACGCAGATTATGAATTTTACACATCTGGATATCTGCTGGGGAAATCCCCAGTAGTACCAGAGGAATCTTTTTTGTACTGGGAGCGCGAAGCCAGAGCGCAGATTGACTTGTACACCTTTGGAAGAGTCAAGGTTATGCCAGAGCCACCGGAAGAGGTAAAATTGTGTACCTGTGCGGTGGCAGAGGTGCTGTATAAGGCAGACAAGGCTAAGGCCGAGCAGCAGGAAAGCGGCCTGGCAGGTCCATTAGCATCATGGTCAAATGATGGTCAGAGTGGAACGGTAGATCTGTCAAATTCAACGCTGACTGAAACAGGCAAAATGAAGGAAGTGCGGCGCCTGATCGCGCAGTACCTCTGTAACACAGGATTGATGTACAGGGGGCTAAAATGAATCCGAACTACTGTGATACGGTCACGATTTATAACAGGTTAAAAGCAGCTGACTCTCCAGATAAAAAGGAACATTGGAAAAAAACAGTGCTAAAGAACTGTAGCTATAACAGTGCGATGATCCGCTCAGCTGGTGCAAATCAACAGACCTTCTTGCAGATGGATCTTCGGCCGGAATACACTGTTCGAATTCCAAAGAATCCATCTTACCGACCGTATCACAAGTGGAAACAGGATCAGGTAGGTTTTACACTGTCAGCAGGAGATCTTGTGGTAAAGGGGATTTGTCCAGAAGAGATTGATCCAGCAACAAATAATATCACAAAGGTGCTTCGCCAGTATACGCCAGATGCCTTTATTATCAGCAAGACCGTGGATAACACAAAACATCTTGTGGATAAGCATTATCGTGTAGGAGGCTGATGAAATGAAATTTTCGTTCGACTGGACAAAATCAAAAGCAAAAATCGCAGAGGATGTGAGTGGCTGTCATGATCGTGGCAGCCTTCTATTTTTGGCAAGCGAAGCAGAGCGCCTAATGATCCCATATGTTCCGGCAAGGCACCTGTTTCTTACCCAGAACGTTAGTGTCTACACAGAGAATGATCACGGGGTTGTAGAGTACAATTCTCCATACGCTCATTATCAGTACGAGGGAAAGTTATACGTTGATCCGACAACAAAGAAAGGTGCATTTACAAATGGAGAAGGTCTCTATTGGTCCCGCCCAGGCATTGCAAAGGTTCCAACTGGAAGAGAATTGAAATATAGTTCATTTCCTCATCC